AAAGTGATTCATGATTTAATATTCGTGTTAAAAGACATTATTAATCTTTCTTCATTGTTTTTTAAAGGCTTTACTTCATGTGGTATCCAAGATGGAAAAAGTATTAAAATATTTTTTTCTACCTCGTTTTCGTATGCACAAAATGATCTATCATAAAATATTGTAGGAGAACCTTTGTTTGTTAAATAAAGAATACCAGAGAGAAAAGAATTACCATGTGTGTGAATGGGATGACTATCATTTTTGTTATAAAATTGAGCCCAGTTATTGGTTAAATATAAATTGTATTTATCTAATATATTTATTATTTGTGTCTTTATATTTTTTAATAAAGGAAAATTTAATATATTTAGGTTATTAATATAAGTATTAGATTGAGAATCTTTTTTAAATTTTTTGTTTTTAATTATGATCATTATTTGATTTATTTCTTCTTGTGTAACTTTTATTTTATATTTGTAAAAAGAATTTTGTTTAAAAAATGGATCGAAAACTATGGGATAAGAGGTATATTTATTATCTAATTTGCTCATTTTGTATCTTTCATTCTTAAAAAAACTAAGTTATAACTCATTATATGCTACAAAAATTAAATTTCAAGTCAGGATTTAATAAACAAGATACCGAGTCGGGAGCAGAGTCTCAATGGGTAGATGGTGATTTTGTAAGATTTAGATATGGATTACCTGAAAAAATAGGTGGGTGGTTGCAACTTACTGCAGCTAATAAAACTCTACCTGGAGCAGGTAGAGCACAAGTTGCATTCTCTAGTTTTGCTGGTGAAAAATATGCAGCCATTGGAACATCACAAGGTTTATTTTTATATTATGGTAATGATTTTTATGATATCAGTCCATTAGATACAGCCATAACAGGTGGAACTTTAACAACTGTTAATAATTCAAATGTTATAACTATTAACAAAGGATCTCATGGGTTGGCTGTAGGTAGATATGTAACTCTTTCAGGAGTCACTGTTACAGGAGCGTCTGCTTTTACAGCAGCTGATTTAGAAAAAGCTTATGAGATATTAACTGTGCCAGATATTGATAAGTTTACTGTTCAAGCTGCTTCAGTAGAAACAGGTTCAGGAATGACAGCAGCGGGAGCTGTGACTGTTAATCCATATGTTGAAGTTGGTCCTACTACTCAAACAACTGGTTATGGTTGGAGTACATCCACTTGGAACACATCTACATGGGGAACAGCTAGAGCTACCAGTGACGTAATTCTAGATCCAGGAAACTGGAGTCTGGATAATTTTGGTCAGGTGTTAGTTGCAACTATATTTAATGGCAAAACTTTTACATGGAATGCAGGTGCATCAAACGCTAGAACTATAAGAGCATCATTAACCACATCTAATTTTCAAACCACAAACAATCCCACAGCCAGCAGATTTACATTAGTGTCAGACAGAGACAGACATTTATTTCACTTTGGGACTGAAACAACAATAGGTGATCCGACAACACAAGATCCGATGTTTGTAAGATTTTCTAATCAAGAAGATTTAAATACATACGCACCGACGGCTACTAATACAGCAGGTACGTTTAGATTAGATACAGGTAATGAGATTAGAGCAGCCTTACAAGGTAAAGATTATGTGTTTGTCATAACAGATTTAGCAGCTTATGTAATTCAATTTGTAGGACCACCATTTACATTTAGTGTTAGACAAGTTGGCACTAACTGTGGATGCATAGGTCAACATGCAGCCACATTCGTAAATGGAGCAGTATTTTGGATGGGATCTCAAGGTGGATTTTTTGTCTACGATGGAACGGTAAAATCATTACCATCATTAGTGGAAGATTTTGTATTTACGACAGATGGTGATAATCTTGGATTAAATTTTGATTCTAGTGATGTTGTATTTGCAGGTGCTAATAATTTATATACAGAGGTAAATTGGTTTTATCCAAAAGCAGGCTCAGAACAAATAGATAGGTGTGTGACCTATAATTATGCTGAAGATTGTTGGACTACATCATCTTTAGATAGAACAACTTATCAAGATCAAAGTGTATTTGATCATCCATACGCAACAGATTACGAAAATACATCTACCCCTGTTTTCCCTGATATATTAGGAATTACAAATTTATTTGGAGCTAGTATATACTATGAACATGAAAAAGGCACAGATCAAGTAACTAGCACAACAACCACTGCTATACCAGCTTTTATAAGATCAGGTGATTATGATATTACCTCAAGAAGAAGCGCATTAGGTCAGCAAACAGGTGTGGCAGATTTTAGAGGGGATGGTGAATTTTTTATGTCTGTTAAAAGATTTATACCTGACTTTAAATATCAAGAAGGATCAGCTAAAATAACTTTATTTGTTAGTGCGTTTCCTGATGATGTGGCAGTCAGTTCACCTCTTGGACCATTTACAATTACGACAACTACTGATAAAGTTGATACAAGAGCTAGAGGTAGGTTGGTATCTATTAAGATAGAAAATGAATCTGTAGGTGAGACATGGAGATATGGAACATTAAGACTTGATGCACAACCAGATGGTAGAAGATAATGGCTAAAATAACAAACTATATACCTGAACCAAAACCAGAATATGATGTAGAAAATCAAAGACAGATATTAGAATCTTTAACTACATTACAAAATCAATTAAATTTTTCTTTTCAACAAGATCTAAAAAATGAACAAGATACGTTTAATTACTTTTTATCATGAGTATATTTTATAAAAACCAAGGTTTTAAACAATCCGGTACAGGTAAAACCACAGTGCTTACCTGTCCTACTGATGGGACAATTATAGTTAAAAGTATCTATTGTGCAAACAATGATGCATCATCAGCTATTTTAGTAAACATGAATTTTGTGGATTCATCTGATTCAAGCACAGAATATGAATTTTTTAGAGATGATGTGGCAGCTAAATCGCAAGTAAATGCCTCACCTCAAAGCTTGAATTTAGAAGCAGGGGATGCTATAACTGTGCAAGCAGCTACAGGTAGTAATAAAATACAAGGCCTAATAAGTTATGCTTTAATAAATAGAGAGAATGAAAACGGATAATTTACCAAAGATAGATTGTACAACTATAACAACATATAGAAATACAAAGACTGGAGAAGTGCATAAAGAAAAGAAAGAAGGTCCTGATATTGTTAAAGATGTTACGGTGCAGGTTACTAACAAAGGTCTAGAAATGTTTCAGAAAGTATTAGATGAAAATCAAAAATCAAAACCCTAAGGGTGGTACAGAGTTACAATTTGAATACTTAGAAAAGTATGTCGATAAAAAATTATTAGATCAAGTGCAGATATGCACTTCGGTTCCAGAAAAAATACCATTACATTCAACTAAACCAAATATACTTTGGCAAAAAAATTCTTATGATCAACCTAATTTAGCACCTTGGTTTAGCAACCCTGCTAACCATAGCAAATATGATTGGTACGTTTTTAACTCTCACTGGACTTATGAAAAATTTAGAGATCATTTTAATATACCTACAAATAGATGTGTAGTTATTAAAAATGGTATTGATAAAATAGAACAAGCTAAACCATATCAAAAAGGTCAACCTATAAAAATAATACACCAAAATACACCTTGGCGTGGTTTATCTGTGTTACTAGGTGCAATGCAATTAGTAAAAAATCCTTTGGTTACTTTAGATGTATATTCATCTACAGAAGTCTATGGTAAACAATTTTATGATCAAAACGACTATGAATATAAAGAGCTTTATGCACAAGCAGAAAAATTACCTAACGTAAATTACATAGGTTACAGACCAAATAGTTATATTAAAGAAAATCTTAAAAATTATAATATGTATGTTTATCCTAGTATTTTTGAAGAAACATTTTGTATATCTTTACTTGAATGTATGGCTGCAGGTTTATATTGTATTGTAGATGATTTTGGTGCTCTATATGAAACAGGCGCAGAATTTCCAATGTATATACCATACGATTCTAATCATAGGGCTCTAGCACAAAAGTTTGGTTTTGGTATTGAACAAGCATCACACACGTTAGATCAAAAACAAATACATGATCACTTAGACTCACAATCTAGATATGCACATATTTATTACAATTGGAGTAAGATAGCTATGCAGTGGACAACTTTTTTAAAAGGAGTTATTAATGCAAAATCCCAATAAACCTATTTGGTTTGAAAAACAAAATACAGTAGAAACAATAGATTTATCTGACCCCCAACCAGAATCCAGATCACCCTGGAAGATAATGGTTTGCACACCATGCCATAGCGATACTTCTATGCATTACACTCAGGCCGTATTAAAATTTCAACAAGATTGTATATTAAGAAAAATATTAGTCAGTTTTACTTTGATGAAATCCTCTTTAGTTACACAAGGTAGAAATCTGTGTGTAGCTGAAATGTTAAATCATGAAGACGGCTACACACATTTATTATTTATAGATTCAGATATTGATTTTAATTTTGCAACTATTGAAACAATGTTAAAAGCTGATAAAGATGTCATTGCCTGTCCTTATCCTATGAAGTCTTTAGATTGGGATAAGATATTTCAAGAAAAAGATAAAGCTAAAAACAAAGATCAATTAAAAAGACCTGGGTATACATTTCCGATTAAATTAGAAAATCATAATCATATAGAGTCTGACAAAGGTATTGTGGAAGCTACTCATGCACCAACAGGATGTATGCTTATAAAAAGAAAGGTATTAGAGGACATGATTAAACATCACCCTGAACTTAAAATATATCAACCCACTAATATTAATGGCAAAGAAATTACTAAAGAAAACTTTTACAATCTATTTGATACGATACATGACCCAAAAACAAAACGTTATTTTGGTGAAGACTTTGGCTTTTGTCAAAGATGGACTGATATGGGAGGTAAGGTATATCTATATATTATGGACTATATTACCCATGTAGGTGAGCATCAATTCTGTGGTAGGTTCTTCGATAATCTAAAACCAGCTATTGACGATAAGTAAAAAATCAAATAAAGTGTGATATTTCAGGATAAGTACGCCTGCCCTATAAACTAAATTTAGACAAAATTATGGCAATAACAGATACTAAGCAAGCAAAAGATTTTACAGCAGGGGCACCCAAGATTACATTAGAGGGTGATTTAAGACCTAATCAAATGATGGCAGGGTCTAGTAGATATCAAATTATTCTAGACGAATTAATTAACGAGATGGAAGAAGCTTTAGGTAGACCTATAACCAATGATGAATATGATCAGTTAGGAAAAGAAGCTTATGAAAAATTATACGAATCATCTATATCAACAGAACAAAATCAAATGATGGCTTCTGATGGTGGTAGAGCACAATACGGTCTAGGTAGTATTGTTAAGTCAATTAAAAAAGGTGTTAAGGGTATAGTTAAAGGTGCTAAGAAAGTTGCTAAAAGTCCTATTGGTAAAGCTGCGATGTTATATTTTGCACCCATGGCTTTAGGTCAACCAGCAGGTCTAGCGGGTTATCAAAGTTTATTTTCAAGAGTTGGTCCAGGTATTACATCTCTTAAAGATAGATTCTTTCCACAGTTTGTAGATACAGGAGCTGAAGCTTTTAGAAAAAAAAGTATGTTATCTTCTTTTCTGTCACCTAAAACTGATCAAGGTAAGTTTGTAAGAAACTTTGTTGTAGGTAGTTTAGCATCTGGTGCTTTAGCAGCAGCGGAAGCTGGAGGTCTAGATACAAGTGATCCTAACGCAGAAATAGATATAGAAGCATTAAAAAGTTATTTAAGAACAGGATATCAAAATTTAAATCCTAGTGCACAACCAATGGAAGTAGAAAGATTTGTAGAGGCAAACGTAGCTGAATATAACTCTGGTGGACGTGTTGGTCTACAAGGTGGAGGAATGGATGCTAGAAAAGATGATTTTGGTAAGGAAGATTTAGGTCCAGGTTTTAATGGAGGAGATAGTACACCATTTTTTAATCGTCCAGAAAATATTAAATCATTTGCCCCTGTTGAAGATGAATTAAGTGGATTAGGAGCAGCTTTTAAATCAGGTTTAACTAACCTGGCAACTAACAAGATTGCAAAAGAATTAGGTATTGGATCTATTGTTAAAAGTGTGCCCTCCT